AACTCACCTTATTGACTTTATTAAGGTATTTAAACCTAAAAAGTCTGGTGTGTTCAGGAGGATCGAGGCAATTTCTGATTCCGAAGGTAAGTCCAGGGTTGTCGCTATCCTGGATTACTGGTCGCAGACTGCTCTGAAACCCCTACATAGCTACCTCTTTAGGATCCTGGAAAAGATTCCTCAAGATGTGACCTTTGACCAAGGGTCCTTTGTTAACAAGACTCTGAAATGGGACAGGAAGGAAGAGTGGTTTTCCGTTGACCTTTCGAAGGCCACGGACCGCTTTCCTATCAAGCTCATTTCCCAAGTTCTAAGAGGAGCTCTGACCGACAAGTATGTCGACGCCTGGGAACGTATTATGGTTGGATACAAATTCCATAATCGCCTGGGCGACGACGTCTCCTACGCGGTAGGCAACCCAATGGGAGCCTACTCGTCGTGGGGGTCGTTTGCCCTATCTCATCACTTTGTGATGTATAGGGTAGCTCGCGAACTCGGTCGGCCCTGGTCGGCACTCCCCTACGTCGTACTTGGTGACGACGTACTGATTGGGGACCACCGCGTGGGCCAGAAGTATCTCACTCTGATTAAGGAGCTTGGTCTTGATGTATCTCCGGATAAGACATATGTGTCGAAGTCCATTTGCGAATTTGCAAAGAGGTACCTGAGAGAAGGTCGGGAGATCACCCCCTTTCCAATTTCTTCCGTCAGTGAGAGCGTCGAGGTTCCAGTTCTCGTATCGTCTCTCCTGGGGGAGACTAGGAAGGGGTATTTCCCCGTTGATGGGATTCCGGTAGCTGTTAAAAGACTCGTGAAAGCCTCTTACCCCAAACTTCCTGAGCATATGCTCATGGAAGTTGAAGCTCAAGCCTTTCACTGTGAGATTTCTACAAAGTTCTTCTCCGGGGTAACCACAGCGAGCGAGTTCATCGCTCTGCTCTGTGATCATCACGCCGAAGAGGTAACAGATCTAACAGGGGAAACCCTGCTTAAAACTGCCTTTGTAGACATTCTCACTGAGTCTCTGGCCCCTGGTGAAGGATCCTTCATTACCGAATTTGATCGGATTGAAGACCTTCTCCAAGGTCCTACAGTACCAAGAACGGTGGTTCTCCATAATCAGTGCGTACCCGTCCTGAGTCTTGCGACTTGGGTCGACGTACAAACAATGAAAATGGAACATGAACTGGCTCGAGTTTCTTGGACGCGAGACGAGTGGAAGGATATTGTTAGTAGGATTCATAATCCTTTTGGCAAGTATTCCTTTGATTCGACTCCGGTCAGGATCCGAGCCAGGATCGGCCACCGCCTGGGAGCTAAGGTAAGGTCTTACTTCGAAGATCCACTGAAGCTGGCCGTGGTTAACGCCCAGCAACAGTCTTCTCCCTTCATTAGTGCTGGACTCGTCATTATCCTACGGGAACGACGAAATTCCAGCGGTGAAGGAAAGGATTCCTTTCTTAAGGAGTGGATCAAGAAGCTGTAGACACCTCTCCACAGACGGCGTCCTTGGGGACCTCACCAACTGAGATTTACCGACTCAGAGTGGTGGATCCC